AGGTTGTTGACTTACGCCGAACTGTTACAGCGTACTTTCTATCGACGTTGAGCCCCTCTGGGAACTCATCGGGATTCTGTTCAAGGAACTCCTTCATGTTGGCGTCGTGAACTCGCTTGAACAAAAGCCCGTAAGCCTTGTGCTTGTCAACCAGCCGGTAGATGGCGTCCCAGTTTGTTGGGTTGTATCGTGTCGAGATACGGCGGATGACTGTCGCATGCGGGGTTGATATGCTATCAGCTTCCGCGCTGTTCAGTGCATCAATTAAAGCGTGTTCGATTTCAGCCATTTGCGCTTCGAGTACTTTGTCATCAGCATCGAACTTGGCTTTAAGCTCTTCGCGTGCAGTGCGAATCTTTAAATAAACTGCGGACAGTTTGTCCACAGACAGGTCGTCTTCCATGTTGCTCTCTCTTTCTCTTTTTAGGTTTATCAGTGTATCACAAAACTTGACCTTGTCAAGTATCTGACAGCTCATTTTTGTAAAGATCAATCACTTTTGTGTGGTTCGTAATGTTCTCGCGCAGCATGCGGTACAGCTTGCGCTCGACAGGACTGCCCTCGATGTGCACGATGGTCATTGGGTTGCGCTGGCCGGGCCGATCAATACGTGCGTTGGCTTGCAAGTAAGTCTCAGTGGACGTAACAGGCGCGTACCACACGATGACGTTAGCGGCAGTCAGAGTGACACCGTGCGACGCAGCTTGCGGTTGGATGACCAACACCTTCAGATCGTTCTTCTCTTGGAAGCGCTTGAAGATGTCCGTGCGTTTACGCACAGGCACGTCGCCGTGAATCACTTCGCATGCTATGCCCGCCTTGGTCAGGTGGGCGTGGAGCATCTCGATGGCATGACGGAACGGCGCGAACACCAACACCTTGTGGCTTGCTTCTTCGATGACCTCCTCGACCACATTGAGTCGGCTTGATACATCGAACTCCACCACCGCGCCGCTGTCGCTGTACACAGTGCCACAGGAAATCTGGAGCAGCTTGTTCATACGCGCCGCCGCATTGACCGTGCTGATCTCCTCGCCCGCTGTCTCAAGCAGCATCTGATCTTTGAGCTCCTTGTAGTACTTGCGTTGTGTGGGTGTCAGCGGTGCTTCGCGCTCTACGAATGTAACGTCAGGTAGGTCCAAGCAGTCCTTCTTCTCGAAGCGGATGGCTGGTTGCAAGAGCTCGTGCACGATCTTCTCTGCATCGGGGCGCGGCTCCCATCGGAACATACCGAAGTTCTGCATGACAGACTCACGGAAGTCGCCGTAGAAACGCGGTGCGCGTTCTGGTACGCACAGCTTTCCCAAGCCGTAGGCATCAGTAGGTGTTTGCGCCGCAGGCGTGCCGGTCAACATCCACAGGAACGTCTTGTCGGTCACGAGCTTACGCATCAGCTTCCAACGCTTGGTCTGCACGTTCTTGTAGGCGTTAGCCTCGTCAATCACAATCAGGTCAAACAGGTTGTTCTTGATGGCGTCCTCAGCAATAGAGGGCAGTCCATCGTAGTTGATGATGACGAACTCGGCACTGCTGTTGGCGATCTTGTTGCGCTTCTTTGCGTCGCCATACGCTACGTCCACACGACGGTGCACGGCGAACTTAAACAAGTCTTGTTGCCACGCGCTCTGCATGATCGACAGAGGGCACACGACGAGTACGCGCTTGACCACGCCCGCCTTGATTAAGTAGTCAGCCGCCCAGATGACGGATGCTGTCTTGCCCGTGCCCTGCTCGTTGAAGCAGAAGGCTCGCTTACGCAGAGAAAGGAACGATGCTGTTTCTTTCTGGTGATCGAACGGTGTGAACCCCATCGGGCGGGGCCAGTTGTAGTCCCGCTTGATAGGAGAAGGAACGTTCTTCATGAACCTGCTAAGAGTCTGGGCAGATGGAAGGTCCCAGTTAAGGGACACTTCATAGCGACCATCGCCATAGTCATGGGCGACTTTGCTATTAGGCACGGTCTCTAGCACACGACCGGGATGCTTAGTTCGTACCACAAGAGTGTGGTCGGCCAGAATTTGCATGTTACTTCATTGAGCTGTCAGGGTTGCGTTTGAAAGAGCGGTTCTTTGAAGGGGCTTGAAGTTTCACGCCGTCCTTGTTGGAGCCGCCCTTGCTCAGGGCTTTCACGTGGGCTACGTCCTTGCCCGTACGGTCAACGCCCTTGGCGTCGAGCTTTCGCCGCGCCCGCTGGCGCTCCATACGGTTGGGCAACTCGCCACGTTCTTGCTGTTGCTCATACTCTTTCTTGTACGGTCTGGGTTTGTTGACGTAAGGCATGTTCGGCTTCCTGTTCTTTCATGAGGATGAGGGTGTTACAGAGGACACGCGACTCCACGATCAGCGCGAGTGCTTTCTCGTGAGCGGTAAGCATGTCCTTGTCCAACAATGAATTGTGCATTTCTTTCAGCAATTTTTCAACGCGCATCATGGGCGCGGCATAGTCGATGAGTTCAGTTTTCATTACGCTTTTTTCCTCGTTTGGCATCTGGTCTGGGGCAATTTTCTGGGGGCACTACGACGCACCATATAGCGCTGGGCATACCGGTCCCGCCGAAGTGTGTCCACCTGTCAATGTATGCGTCTGGCATGGTCTTTAGGATTCGACGCACGTTCTCGGGTTCTCTGTTTAGGTTGTTGGCAATGGTGCCTACATCCATACCGTCAGAGTTTTCTCTGAGTAGTGTTCGCACCGAGTGCGTTGTGTTGGTTCTCATAGTTCGTGTTTGTTCGGGGACGGTTTCACATTAGGTTGAGCGCGGCTGAAGATACCGAACTGTTTGTACGCAACCACGGCCAGCTCTTTGTCTTTTTTGCTGAGGCTTTGAATCGTGCCGGACATCCTACCTACAACTCGTTGGGATTCAACAAAGTCGGTGGCAATCTGTGAGCCGCTCTTACCGTCAGCGCCTTTGGCACGGAAGGTGTGGTCCTCGTAGAAGATGCTGGGCCGTGGGGCTTCGTGCCAGTGGAACGGTGAGTTGGGGTGGCAGTTACAGGTCATTTCTTCTCCTTGATTCCGTGGGCACGTTCAACTTCTCGCACAAGCGCAAGGTATTCCCTGTAGCTGATGTGCAGACCGATCATGCTTTTACGCCAGCAAAACGCAATCCATTCTTCCGTAAGGGGTAGCTGTTGCTTGGCGATGGTTGCGGCTACGGCCTCTTTACGCATGGCAGCTTCTCGCTCGATGCGGTTGAACTCATCGTCTTCTTCAGTCATGTTGTTGCTCCTTAATCAGATTAACCACATCGTCGGGCGTCAAACCCAACTCTTTCAAGTCCGAGGGTCGGTACAAAACTTTGGTTGGTCTTAAACCAATCTTCTCAGTCTCCAAGTATTTCTGCATGTCCTTAAGCATGTTTTCCAATCTGGCCTGCGTCAACTCTTCTTCAGTCATGCTCTTGCTTCTTCGGTTATGACCCATTGGGTCTTTGGTTTCTTGTGGTGAACGCCCCACTTGGTGCGGTCTTTGGGGTGAGGGCAGTCCTCTGGCACATGCACTGCAACCCACACCTTCTCGTACTGACCACGCCCACCCATGCGCCAGCGGTCAACATACACATCGGGCATGGCCCTCAAAGAAGTCCTAACATTGGCGGGGTGCATGTTCAGAGCCGCAGCAATCTCCAATGGTGACATGCCATTTGGTCTTGTGCGCAGTATGGTGCGGATTCTTTTCTGACGCACAGGGGTCATTTGATAATCCTCATAAAACCGTTGCACTTGACGCACTTGTAAACGGGTTGGCCCTCAACGGGTTCCCAACGATGCTGGCACTCGGTCATGTGTTCCCCCTTGCCCGGATTGCACCCGCACATTCAGCGGGTTGCATACCAACATCACGCGCTTGGAAACGGTCGCAAATCTCTGCACACGCCTCACGCTCTTTGGCTACTGCAACTGCGACAACTTTTTCCAGCGCGATAAGTGCCTCTTGCTTTGCGTCTTCAACGCCTCGGTCGTAGCTCTCCATGAGCAATGTGGTCAGTTCTTCTTTTACATTCATGCTTGCCTCTCCTGAAGTTCTGTAATCATGTCTTCAAGGTCTTGAATTTTTTGCTCGTACTTGGCTGCTACCAGTTTGGCAAAGGCTTCAAGTTCATCAACTGTGTTTTCATAACCCTTTGGGCTCCAACCATTGGCCTCTTTGTACATGCGGATAATGTCTTCTCTGGTCACAGCCCCAACTCCTTGAGTGCCGCTTGCAGTCCAGCCAAGCCACCGACACGCTGGCCTTCAATAAAAATCTGTGGCATCTGCCGCACTTCAGGGTGAGCCTTGAGCATCTTCTCAAACTCAAACTCGTCCGTCTGATCGTGCATCTCGATGTACCCCAGCCCTTTGCTTGCCAACAGGTTCTTGGCTGTCACGCAGTTCGGGCATCCGTGCTTTGTGTAGATAACGACGTTCATGTGTGCTTCTCCTTTAGTTGTTTAACAAACTCCTCAAACCTGTCCAGCCACCACGATACGGGTTTGTCTTTCAGGGCCACAACTGCTGGCCGCGCTTCCTTAATGGCTTGCAGAACCTTGTCGTACCCATCTGCGGGTGGGGTGCAGAGGGGCCTGACTTCAGCGTTGGCTCCTTTCAGGTGCGCCATATCTTCCGCATCTTTTTGCGTGAAGAACATGTCGTGCAGGTTGCCGCCTTCAAACACCCCCCACGCCACAGGCTGCACAGGTGCTGAACGAACTTGCTTGATGGCGGCTTCTGCGGCCCTCCACTCATCTACGCCAACATCCCCTTGGTTGTGCATAATCTCCAGCGCCAAGTCCAATGCTTCGTCTTTGGTCATCGCTTATCTCCAAACATATGGGCGGCTCTGCTTTCGTAGGCCACCGGCTTATGCTCTGGCTGTGCCAAGGCTTTTTTAACTGCATCACGGGCTGCTTGCCACTTCATAAGACTTGTCCTGTCTTCCAACGCCTCCAGCGCCAATTTCAATGCTTCGTCTTTGGTCATACGCCCTTTCCTTTCTTGGGGCAGGGCCATGCGGTCCCGAGTGTGTAAACAACAAACGCTTCAGCGGGCAGATGGCGAGCAGCAGCTCCGCTGTTTAAAGACTTGGAAACCATGTCCCTTACCTGACCTGCGGTCACATTCGGTGGTGGGCAGTGCTCAATCGTCAGGGTTGTGTCATACACCCCAACAATGAAGCCCATTCCCAAACCGCGATCAAACGCAAGGTCAGAGTTGAGGCGAGCCAATAAATCGTTGCCCGTGAAGAACTGCGCGTGTGCACTGCCGCAAAGCAAAGCGGCGGTTAAGAGTATGTGTCTCATAACAATGCTTCTCCTGCGCTGTCGCGCTTTTGTTGCTCGTACTGTTTGATCTGTTCTGGTGTCCACGGCACAGGGCCAGTGGGTGGTGGGAACGGCCAAGTCATACATCTTCTCCTGAAATTCTTAGCGCGTCGTCGGTTATCTCCCGTACGTAGCGCAGTACGTCTTCCAGATCAGCCTTGTGGGTGAAGCGCTTGTTCACTCTGTCCTTGATGGTCCACAGTGTGTCGAACGCTTCGTTGCAATGTATGGCCCGACGCAACTTGGTCTCGTCGTCGGGGTAATTGAACTCAAGTATTGCTTTCATCTTCTCTCTTTGTAGTTGTGGATTGTTCCGCCAATCGGCGGAACCTCGCTATATTGTTTTTCAACGCCCGCCAGTCAGACTTTGAACTGGTCACAACTTGCGGCTCAGAAAACTCCGCAAAACGCAACATCTTGTGGGAGCCAGCGCGGTTCTCTACGGCGATGACATGAAAGCCCTCGCGCTCGTACTCCTTTATCTGCTTGCGTAAACTGCGGGCGATTTTCATAACGTGTGCGATAGCTCGCGTTGTAGATACCAAACGGCTTTCTCAAGGTCTTGCTTGCGGTTGCCCTTGTGGTCGGCACGGGTGATGTACTTCACAGCATTACCCAAGTTGTAGTTCAGGCGCTTGGCTTCGATGAAGTCGATGGTCTCGATGCCGCCCACTTTGTAGTGCGCTGGGTGGTTGACCGGGTCGCTCGGTGGCTCGTGCATTTCAACGTGCATGGCATGCTCGATGCTGTTGTCGGAGGTGCTGACGTGCACGACCTTCCATTCTTGCTTCGGCTCAGCCTTCTTGTCCATGCCTCGCTTGACCATGTACACGACTTGGTACTTCAGCCCCATTGCCTTAGCAACTTCAGGCACGGTTTTGCCGGGGTGCTTGGCGAAGTAGTCACGGATTCTCTGCGCTTGCGATTGGGTGTGTTTCATTTTTAGTTTCCTTGGTTGTGGTCACATGTGTGCACAGGGCACCAGCCCCGGCATGTAAAGTTGGGCTTGGCGTTCCATACGTCGTTAACGACAGATTGCTCAAGTTGTCCAACATCTGATACCCACGATGTCCACAGCTCGCTCTGTGAATCAGCGGAGTACGCAGTCTTGACGAAGTCATCAGCGAACAGGAACATGAGCCCTGCTTTCACTTTCTTGACGTGGGGGAAGTGTTTGAACAGAGCCAGCGACAGAATCTCCAACTGCTTGAGGTCTGCGTATTTGCTGCTCTTGCCCGTCTTGTAGTCCACAGTCAGCGCCGTGTCGCCCTGCAAGATGATGATGTCAGCGATGCCGCGCCACCACACCTTCTTGTCGAAGAACCCACAGGGCTTCAGGTCAGCGGTCAGGCCCAGCTTGTTCTCGCACAGCTTCTCACCGGGCATGTCCTTCAGAACTTTGAGCGCTGGCTCGATGCTCTTGTATTTCTCTGGAATAGGTTGATCTTTACTAACGTATAGTTCAGCTATCTTGTGAATCTCGTTGCCGAAGACAATGGCTTCACCCAATTCTTCCTTGACGTCTTTGGCGACCTTGAGGTGGTAGTACTTCTTAGGGCACTGCTGATACAGGGCCAAACTGCTGTACGACCATGTGATGGGCTTTGTCATTAACAATCTCCGTAGGTTCGAGCCATTCCTGACTCGCAGTTGAGGGGCAAATCTTTTGCCCACTTGGGTGACGTACGCATACATTGCTCAATATACGCACGAGCTTCTTGGGCTTCGTCTTCTGGCACAACGCAAGCAACAGCGTCATGCACCGTCAACACAACACGGTGGCGCTTCTCGATCTCGATGATCTGCTCACCGATGATGCAACGGGCCACGGCTTGGCACAGGTTCTCTGCCACTTTGCCACCATAGATACGGTTGCGCCCAGCACGGGTCATGTAACTGAGATCGTTGTTCGTGCCCTTGGTCAACTCAGGGTAGTTTAGGAACAGATTGTTGGGCAACTCGATACCCAGCATTGGGCTGGTCGTCATGAGGCCCACCTTGTCAACCGCGACTTCTTTGCCCACCATGATCGCTTGCAACACTTGGTTCAGCTCCAGCCACCAATTCGATATGGCGCGGTTAGATTGGCGATACTGCTTGATGATGTGTCTACACATGTCGAGGTCAACGTCCTTGCCCATGTTAGCCAACTGCGCTTGGAACTTCTCGCCACCCATGCCGTAACCCGCGCCCAACACTGTAGTTTTGCCAATGAAGCGTTCTTCTGGCGTAACAAGATCGAACGGTTTGTTGTATATCTGAGCCGCCATGTATTTGTAAACGTCCTCACCGTTGCGGAATAGGCCAAGCAGTGTCTGCTCCCCTGCCAGCCACGCCAGCACACGGGCCTCAATCTGAGACGAGTCACAGTCGATGATGACATGCCCGCGAGGTGCAACGATGCAACGCTTTAACTTGCCACCCTCTGCCCCACGACTTGGCAGGTTCTGAAGGTTCACCTTGTCCGAGCCACCCCAACGCCCGGTGTGCGCGGCGTAGTACTTCAACGGGATGGGCATGCGGCGTACCGAGCCAAGGATGGGGCCACGCTTGGCAATATCTATGAAGCGCTCTGTGCGTGTCTCCTCCAGTGTTGACTTCGCGCCGATACGAGCGGCAACGATGGCTTGCACTTCTTCTTTCGGGTGCTCTAGCAACGCAACGAACTCCTGATCGCTCTTGGCGAAGGCGTAGGTCTCCTTGCCCGTAGTCGCGCTGATCTTGACCGGGGGCCACACACCGTGCGACTGCAACAAGGCGGCGAACTTAGCCGAACTGTTGAGCACTTCTTTGGTGATGCCCGATGTCTCGAACAGCTTGGCCTTGCGTTCACGCACACCATTCAGGTGCGCCTCCAGTGCCTCAATGTCCAACTCCAACATGGGGTCGCTGAACATGCGGATAGTTATGTCGATCAGGCGCTTTTCTTTCACAGGAAAGCCAGCATCGAGTTCCTTAAACAGCTTATAGGTCAGCTCCACGTCGTTGACGCAGTAGCCGCCGTAGTCAGCCAACTCTTGTGGGGTGAAGTCCTCCAGCCGCTTACCCTTGGCATCGTTAACTTCGAGACCTTTTGCGCCAAGCCCGTACTGCTCTGCAAGGGAGGCAAGGCCCACCTTGGCGTTCGGCCCCAGCGTGGCACGTGCCATAGACAGCGTATCCAGCCATGCCTTGGGGCGTATGCCAAAGCGCCACGTCATGATGGCGGCATCAAACATTGCGTTATGGGCTAACACGAAGTGGTCGGACCACTCAAAGCGGTGAAGCCACATAGCTGTCTGCGTGAAGTCACCACTGAACCATTCGGTCGGCCCGTCGTTTACTTTGACCGCTACCCCGATAACTTGGAAGCGGTCGTCGCGCACATACTCTTCGGTCGTGAGTCTCGTGAGCGAGAAGTCAGTCGCGTAGTATGTCTCGAAGTCGATGGTAATCATCAGATGCGGCCCACTTTGCTTTTCTGGATTTGGTGATGCCCGCTAGCAATAGCCCCACCATCACGCTTTACCGTAGCGGTCGATAAATTTACTATACCGCTGGTCGTGTTCGCGTATGCGTAGTGTTCTTGTTTAGTCGCTCTTTTAGGCGAGGGGAACAGCAACTCCATAGCTTTGAACCGTGCTTGGCGCGACTCATAGCGGCGGTATGCACGGACCAACATGAATCGCTCAAACTTGGTGAGCGGTGTGCAGTTGATGTACTCAGCGATAACGTAGTCGTTCTCAGCGCCGTCGAGCGTTTCGATTTTCTCAAGCAACGCCAGCATCTCTTGTGGCAGGAACTCAGCCAGTTTTTTGTCTACCACGTTCATTGTGAGCTCCCGTTGTACAAACTGCGGGCGTCGGTGTAGCCTTGGGCGTAGTTGCGGGCGTCGTGTTGCGCTTGTAATTGGGCAGCTTGTATTTGGGCAACATGAGCTTGATGCAACGCGCCATGTTGTTGGAGCGACATACCCGCACCCTGTATGCCGGGGTTGGGGTACATAAATACGTCAGGGGTTTTTTCTTTGACCGGTTCGTTGATGATGATACTCATCACACGGTTCAACGTCTTCTCGCGGCGTATCACGTTGCGGCATTTACGAACTGCGCGTTGGAGGGCCCAACGCTCGTATCGCGTTAGGACGGCCTCGGGGTGGTCCAACAACCACTCCACCTTCTGTAGGTGACTGGTATCAGGGTCTTGTTCGAGCTTCTCAACGAGAGCGACGATCTGTTCAGGGAGCCGGGCCCTTAATAGTTTCTCTAGCATGTTTTACCTCTGATAAGATTTTCTCGACCAACTCGATGTTGGTTTCGTTGATTACTGTAGAGATACCGCCAGCTTCTTTGATCGCCGCTAGTTCTCTATCTTGTAGTGCCGTCGTCTTCCCCTTGCCCGCCTTGCACTCGATGGCTATGAAGAGCCCATTGGAGCACACGACGATGTCGGGGATACCAGCCCTGCCCATTCCGTAAGTCGCGGGGAAGAAGTAGTAGGCATCGTGCTTTCGCAAGATGGCTGTTACCTTATCCTTGACCTTCTTCTCAGGTGTAGCTGCCATGTCGGTGTATGAATTATAGGTGAGGATTAGACAGTGTCAAGAATTATTTTATAGGGGGAAACACCTACCCCAATGGAACAATCAGACAGCGTGTCGGGTTGTTCTAGTATAGACAAAAAAAGACCCGCCGAAGCGGGTCTGTGTTGGTTGGTGATCGTTACACAACGACAAAGAAATGTGTATCGTTGTATCTGAAGCCGACATCGCGCACGACCTCGTTGTCCTGCATCAGGTGAAGAACACTGATGTTGTTCTGCATACGCTCGGGCAAGTGGTTGAAGTCGAGATACAACAGGTCGTACTCGTCTCTGAACAGGTATTGGTTGTCACCCAACGCCACCACTACGCGCAGCTTGGTCGTGCCGTACAGCTTCATCATGTCTTCCGACAAGAAGTACTCGGCCATAGCTTGCTTGTACGAGTCCGACTGCAATGTACGCTCGATCTCTATCAAGTCAGGCGACACAACGGGCTCGCCGAGGGCTTTCGACAGAGCGTATGCTTGCAAGGCCGCAGTGCTTTTGACTAACCGCATGGCGCGGATAGGGTCTCTCAACGCACGCAACGCATCGTTGAAACCTCCCTCCACTGCCGCCACTGCATGAACCATCGTCTCTGTGTAGTCCTTCGGCTTGAACAACTTCTTGATGTGGCGTAGGGCTACATCTGCCTTGGTGGTGCTGGTTACATCTCTAGCGCCGCGCTCCTTCGTGACACGCCAGCACTTGATGTTGTACCGCCAACTCTGCGTGGCATTGCGTCCGTAGAAGCTATCGACATACACCCTACCCAAGAGTTCTGAGTCGCACGACACCTCAATCGCACGCACAAAGGTGAAGCCGTCAGGCGCAGTAGGTTGGCTGGTCTGCATACTGTAGCTGATACCACGAGCGTAAGAGTTAGCACCCTTCAGCGCAGAGAACACCCACTTAGGGTTGTCCATTGCTAGCTTATCCACGATCTTCTTCAGTTCGGGGTCGAGTAGTTTGTCTTCGGGCAGACGGATGTTTACAAAGTTTGCCATGTGTTGCTTTCTTACCAGTTGAATTTGTTAATGATGTCGTCCACGCTGTTCTTCAGTTCAGCACGGGCGCTTGGGATTTTGCGGAGGTCATCAGCGTCAAGGTTGACAACCGATTTCTCCAGCATACGGCGAGCCTCTTCCAGCTTCGGGTCGTTGGTTACATTCAGCCGTGACAGCAAGTCGCACAGGCCGACAGCGTTGGTCACGATGGTGTCGCGGAACACGCGGCGCTTGCCATCAGGCGAGTCAGTCAGTGTCTCACTCATCTTGAGCAGCAACTCGTGCAGTCTCTCCCACGGGTCACGCATGGCCTCGGCCAACTTGTTGTTGTACATCTTCTCGTACTGCTCTGCCAAGTCCAGACGCACACGCTCTTCGCACTGCAAGCGGAAGTCACCCTTCTCTGGTACAGGGAGAAAGTTGTACTCGAACTTGAACCTGCGCGGTAGCGACGCAACATCAGGGAACTCGTCAGCGTTGAAGTACTTACCCAACTTGAAGGCTTGTGTGCTGACAAGGTTGGGGTACGCCACAATAAAGTCGGAGACTAGCGCGTTGAAGTTGGCCTCCATCGTGCCCAGCTGCTCGCGGTACGAAAAGAAGTTGTCCATCGGCAGCAAGCCCACGCCTTTCATCCACGGCAGTGTCTGCTGTGAATTCCAGTTGCGGCACTTGGCGGCGTACTTCTCGATCTTCTCAAGGTGGTCACTGCCCGCCATGAGATACTTGTACACAGAGCTCGCATCCTGCGATGCTTCCTTCTCTTCGTTAAGCGCAGTGGTCGTGTCTTTGTCACGCTTACGCGCAGTCCATGTGCTTATCCGTAGTTCGATGAGCATAGCCATCGACGACAACGAAACAGGCGGGGCGATCATAGTATTCTCTGTCATGGTGTTCTCCTTAGAACGGTTGGTAAAACTATCCGACACAATGTCTGATTGTTCAGGTTGAAGAAATTTCATACACTTGGAAGTACCGAGTGTTGGTGCGTGGAGCCAACTCACCCGTGGGCAGTGGCTCAAAGTAAAACGCTGTGTCGCGGTACACATGCAGGGCTAACGCATTGAGGTACTCTTTGGCTTGGTCAACAGACAGCCGCCATATGTAGCCCTCGCCCTTGCGCCACTTATATGTACCAGCCTTAGCCGAGATAATCTGCATGGCGTGCACCCACTTCTCAGCGTCAGTGCCGCTCACCCAATTAAGCAGGACGGCGCAAGTGGGCGTATGAAACCGATGCTGCTTGCTGTATGTAGCATTGAAGGTCATGGGTAATGACTCGCTTGCGTACCAGTCGTTCATAGACTTATCGTCAGGGTCAAAGGAAACTCCCGAACTTAGGTACTTGGCCCTACGCTGTGTGTACCACTCTTGCGAACGCAGACCTGCGGCTTCACGCAACACATCGAGAGCCTTGCCACTTTCAACAGCCTCCACCTCGTTAGAGACAGATGTGACTACGCTTAGCCAGTCAAGGAACGGCTCGTACTTAGCGAGCTCATGCTTAAGGCTATTGCGTTTCTTTCGTATGGCGTAAGCCACAGGCTTATCAACCAAATCAAAGTTATCACCCACAGGGGCGAACTTGTAAGCGGCGTTATGTGGAATGTGGTATCGGTTGTTGAAGTTACGCAACACCATCGAGCAGTTCACCCAATCCGTGTACCACTGACGGGGTAGGAAGTACGACAGATGTTTGGCCGTATATGCGGACTGATACACGCCGTTGGTCACGGTGAATGTGTTGTCTGAGTGCCAAGTAACGAACGGCTTGCCGTAGTAGCTGAACACAACTGTGTCAGCGTCAGGCATAGCTATGCTCGCCATGCGGTGGTGACGACGGAAACCCAAGGGACGCACCTTCTCTGCATGTCCACGGATGGGCTTTGTGTTCTCGTACCAGCGCTTGGCCTCGGCGAATGAGTTTAGGTGTGGCACACCTGCTGTGTTAGACATGATCTTTTCCTTTCAATAAAGCGACTTGCAATACAGACATGTGCTCGGACAATTCCGAACTTTGTTTCTCGCGCTCCTTGCGCTTGTAGATTTCGTTGTTCTGATACAACCTGCCGATCACAGGCAGTTCGTGTTTCTTTGGGCGGCGATATTTGACCGTGCCCGCTATGACAATTAAAGGCATAGGATGCTCCTGAACATTGCGACAAACTGTCGGTTAGTTTGCACTGTTGTAGAAGACAGCGATCAGGTGGCGTACCACTTGACCGTTGGTGGGCTCGAAGCCCAGCTGCTCGACAAGGCTACCCTTGACTGACATGAGTAGGTCGTATGTTTCTTTGTTAAGGGTCACGCTGTAACCCGGCTGCTGTTGTTGCTGTTTCATTTCATTTTCCTTGCATAGATTTTTCGTTTACTTCCAGTGTCATTAGCATGTGGCCCGTGAACGGGACAACGAACGCTATGAACGATTCCATAGATGGCGGTTGCATGACCTCCACATTCCCGCCGTTAGTCCAACGCGAACCAATACGCGACGAGCCATTGACAGCTGCACATATCTTGAACGCTTCCTCTGGTGACATCACCACTCGGCTTGTGCCTATGCACAACAAAACTTCATCATCCATTTCTATCTCCTCAGTTGATGTTTAACTTCTGGCCATTGGGCACTTGGTAGCTATCGTTGCCAATCACGCACCACAGAGTCGGCGCTTTGATCGCAGCCCACTTGGGTTTGTTACTGTGCATGTAGCCGTCCGTCAGCATGATGAGCGCATCAGGCTTGAGCTCGTGCTCGTGCATGAAGTCCACCACACAGTCAGGGTCAGTGCCACCACCACCTCTAGGGTTAGTACGGTGCACGATGTCCTTGTTCGTACCCTTGTAGGTCTCGTGTCCAGCCACCTCCGTATCCCAATACAGCACATCAATGCGATCAGCACCGATGTCACGCACGATGGCGTTCATCTCTGATAGGAACTCAGTCAGTATCGGACCCTGTATCGAACCCGATGTGTCCATCGCAATGACCAGCGACTTGACCCGCTTGCCCATGATGCTCGGCAGAATCACATCTTGCCAAAGGTAGTTCTTATGCGCCCTACGCCAAGACACAGAGTCACGGTCTTTGAGCGAAGTACGCACGAACCGACGCAAGACTTCACGCCAGTTGACCTTGGGCTTGAGCAGTTCGCCGATCTCACGGGGCATGTTGCCGCCAACCTTGCCAGCGTAGATACCGCCTTGCCGCAACGCTTGGTCAATGTCACGCCCGAGTTGCTCTTGCTCTTCCTTGCTCATGCCGTTGACAGCATCTTCCCAGTCGTGTTGGTCAAGCCCGCCTGAACTATCCGACTCGCCGTCTGATTGTTCGCCGTCGCCCTCGCCATCACCGCCGCCACCGCCGCCATCTTGCTTCTCTTGCATCAAGATGTCAAACACCTGCCGTGTGTCCATACCACGGAAGCGAGCGTCCACCAACCCGATCGCAGCACCGGTGTTCTTGTCCTTGGGCATGTGCAGTAGCTTGCCGTCTGGGTCCATGTCCAACAGTTGTATGTTGATGACATAGTCGCACGCTTGGTTAGCCACGCGCCTATCTCTCTCATACAGAGATCGCCATGTGGTCAGGTGTCGATAGCACTTGTGCATGTTCTCGTGCATGATGAGAAAGGCTAACTCTTTGTCAGTCAGCGTATCCACAAAGCCACGCCCGTATCGTGCGTCACGCCCGTTGGTAGCCGCAGTGATCGGCAGGTCTTCCACAGTGGTCTTGCCCACCATGAACAGGCCCGCGAACAGAGCAAACTCTGGCGCTCGCATCAGGCTCACATGCACCAACTCAATCCGCTTTTCAGCGGGCATTCTGGGCTTCAGCATTTTTTAGCTCCTTCATAAATGTGTCGTGGTCAGCTTTCATCCGGTCGTACACAACTTGGTCTCTGAGCATTGCTTTGAGCAAATGCTTAGCCACCTTCGCTTCCTCGCGGAACTTGAGCGCGTAGGCAGTACCGGCTACCGCCCACACGATCAGCCACATTTCTGTCAATGTAAATTCCATCATGGTCTCCAGACAAATAAGTCCAACAGTAGGACTGTGATTAAGAACACCAGCAAAGCAACACGCCATGCTGTCTCTGCATAAGTGAAGTAGGGTTTCATGAGAACACCTCCTCGATTGATTCGACATACCAACTTGCATCATCCTTGTAATGATCTTGCTCGATCTTTTTCCACGCAAGCGCCTCGGCATCGTCTTCGTTCTCAGCCTCCACCGTGATGGTGATGTAGCTGGTGCGTTGTAGTTCCACTTCGTAGGTCTTCATTTCAGCCCCTCCAACACCTGCTCGGGTGTAAAGACACGAATGGATGAGCCACCGAACTCGTCACTCAGGCGTGACCAGACTGTCGCGTTCCACTTCGCCCGCCGTACATCAGGCAGATGTATCCAACGACCAGATGCGCGGTCAACGCAATCAAAGCCATCGTTCACACGAACTATGTAGCACCCCTTGTATGCAACAGGGACACCGATCTTGGGTAGTTGTTTCTGTTTCATGATTAACTTTCCGACTGGTTGTCTGATTGTTTAGCCTTTGAGTCCAGCAAACATGTACTGGTTCTCGCGAGCCCACGACACGAACGATGGGTGCGCCATCGCCCACTGCTTCTTGTCCTTGATCTCAAGGAGGGAGTTGATGAACACAGCTTGTGTTTCTTTAGGCATACGCTTGATGTAGCGCAGCCACACAGCGAACGACTCACGAGTACACACAGCCACACCCTTGAACGCAAGGATGCACAGAGCCGCAGGGCTGGTCGGGATGTGCGCGGTATCGGGCGACGACTCAATGGCTTCGCGAGTTGGCAGCTGGTCAGCCAAGGCGATGTACGCTTGCAAGTCCCGCGATGCAGAGAAGCCGATCGTGCCGTCCAGCGATGCGATCAAACTATTCTCTGAAATGCGTTGACGCACATTGACCCAGTGCGACGCTTTGTACAACGAACGCGGCGAGACAAACGCAATCTGCGATGCGTCCGATGGGTTGAAGATGTACGGGTTGTCCTTCTGACCGCCGTCCATGTACGACGCCATGCAGTGCGGATACTCTTTCACCCACGCCATGATCTCGGGGGCCACGCCCGCATTGCCCGCCCACACCAACCACTCGTCAGCGCTCGGCTTCATGTATGTCAGCCATGTCTGACGGTTGCGAGTGTGTGCCTTGGCACTGTCGCCCACGCCATCGCTGTCCATGTTGCCCGTAGTGAACACGATAGTCTCGGGGTGCAAGTTGAAGTCACCAAGTCGGCGCTCGTGCAACAGCGGGTGCAGTGTGTTACGCACATAGTCGTCAGTCTTCGTCCACTCGTCAATCATGATGACGCACGGCTCGTTGGTGTGCAGTCG